GAGATCCTCATATGAAGAGTTTTACTATGATAATTACTTGCCCAAATTAAAATCTCTCCGCGATGATTTAGTTATCCCTGATAAGCGTATATATCTACAAGAAATTAATAGTCCAGCACCAAATTGTATGAAATTGTACAAAGATATATATGATAATGGTTGTAAAAAGAGCAGCAAATATACAGGCGACCCAAAAGATATAGAATTCTATAAACTTGCTAACAAGCTTTCAAAAGAAAGTATTGTTGCCTTTATGTCAACAACAGTTCTAAATATAGATTTGTTGAATGAATATTTGATAAGTTCGCAAAATGACAAGATATATATGCTATATAAAAATGGTAAGTTTTATAAGCAAATCGTTGATCCAAGTAAATACACAATAGTTAGTTATACAGTATGTAAAAATAAAAAAAATAAGTTTGTTGCTAAAACACAAGAAGGAAAAAATATCAAAATATTGCTTCGATGGAAAAATGGAAACGGTGTCGCTTTCCCAGCATTTCAAATATCATAGACTTCGTTGACTCACAAATATATAGGAAGAATATTAGATAGTTCTGTTGTATTAATTGCGTTATTTCCAAAATATAATTTAATGAACTCAGTCGTTCTCTCATCACCAAATGATTTATATATCTTTTTATATTTATCAGTCAAATCTGTACCATGTATGGTTTCTTCATATTTAATACATATTAAATGATTTTCAATCAAATACTCTCTAATGCTTTTGCTGCTTTCGCTGTCATCACAATTAATTAACGAATACTCAAAATTATAATTGCCTACACCATAACCTCTATTAATAACTAATAATGGCTCGTTATTTCCCTTCTTATTTATATAATTTTTTTTCTTAATATTTGTATAATTTTTTATGTTTATTTTGTTATCTTTGATGTATGAAGAATATATTAGGAGTGTCTTTTGTGGATCATCAGTAAGTAAAGATTTATTTTCATTCCACACTATATTTCCAACAAATACTTTGAAATTCAGAGTATTTAATGATGTTGTACCAATATATAGCTCATTCAACCTCTTTATAACTTCACATGTTGAAAATATAGTATAATCATAATAATCTGCCAATCGTTTTAATATATATTTGTCATTCTCTTTACAATCTGTGCTATTCTTTTGAATTATAAATATTATTGTAGGTTGTTCGGTATCTATATAGTTATCATCGCATTCAATAATGGATAATATCAAATAATGATCATATATATATTTTCTCGTTTTATTATAATATAAACAGTTTAAGAAACTTTTAGGCAATATGAAACATAGTATTCCGTCATCAGTTAATAGTGTCAAAGATTTAATAATAAATAATATAAATATATTAGGGCGACCTTCAAAATAGTTATAGTATTGTTTGTCAACTTCTGTTTTTTTAATAACGTAATATGGTGGATTGCCAATTATTAAGTCATACTTCTCATTATCATTATATTTAGTTTTTAAAAAGTCTGCTTCTATAATTTTAATATTATTACTGTCATTATCATATTTATTTTTAATATTATCATAAATTGTCTTGTTATATTCAACACCTGTAATAGAAGCATTTGGATAATATTCTTTGATTTTGTCTATAAACTCACAAGAACCACATGAAGGTTCAAGAATATTATTAAATGTTGTTGCGTCTCTATAATTTGATAATAATTCAAGACATCGAACTATCGTTTTAGGAGGTGTAAAATATATACCGTTGTCTTGCTTTTCCTTTTTATTGATAATTTTTGTAAGATTATATGACAGACTGCTAAAACTATTTTCATTAATGTTAGCAGCCATCCTTAATATGCTATTTAATATATTATATATAAATAGTATAAATAAAATATAATAATCATTTTTTATATAGCGTTTTGCTATATTATTCTGATAACTTTTTCTTAAAATTATCATTAATAACATTAAAAATATCTACAATATAATTCTCAAATTCGTCTTTTAGAGGTAGAAAGATATTGATACTAGTATCAATCTTAATATTAATGAGTTTTGTATTAGCAACATCGGTTATTTCCATATAATTTATTATTTTGATTAAATCGAGACCATTTATAAGCGTTTTATAACTCCCTTTAAAATTCTTAATAATAAACCTACTCTTGAGTTTCTTATAACCGTCCTTATCGACCTTCAATTTGTGTTTAATACAAATACGCAGAAACTTATCATTTTCTACTGTATATGCCTTAAAATAGTCAGGGATAGAATCAACATATATGTAAATATCCTCTTTCTTCTGCTTAACTCCCTTCTTAATAAACCAATCACTCATTTTCCATTCTATAATTTTATATACATTACTAAACATATTGTCGTCTTCTTTGCCGCTAAAGATCTTTTCCATCGTACTAGAAGCATTATCGTCATCCTTTTTATCAATCATGAAGGTATTATTTAATTTCTTCATATCTTGTAATTATAATAGTTATATTATAAAATATATCTATTATTTATATAATATTTATTATATAATGGCTGATATTATATTTATATAATAGCCGATATATTTTTAAGATATATATCTTTCAAAGATTTATAGTTGCTGTTTGTTATTATATTCTCTTCTATTAACCATTTCTTAGATAGTATGTTGTACTTGTGGTTTTCATTAAATAATATATTAACACATAGATATATAAAACAAACGATTATTAGACTGTTGCCAATATTTTTTGTTGCCATAAGAATAATAGCGAATAATATAATCGATTGTATAACAACGTTATTAATTATCTTTTGTTGTGCTGGCGTAAGTTCTATTTTTAGATATCTTCCACCTATTTGTACAAGAATTAAAAAAATCATAGATAAGGGTTCTATTGTGGCAACTCCGTTTATCCCAGGTATTACTGAAAATGTCATAATCTATTTTTTGATAAGATTTTTATAGGAACGCATTTGCTGATTTAATACTATCCTTATCTTCGGATAATTTATTATAATAAATTAGTTTACTAAGAATAATATCATTAATATCCTTGTATGATTTTTCTGTGTTTAATTTGTTAGAAGCATTCGCAGCATTTACCGTATGATCACCTTTCACCAATATAGCTTCACGAGTGCTTGTAATAGCATTTTTATCTTCGGTTCCTGTATTGTATAAATTATCATTTAGGGTAATCATATTGTCTTTTAGAAAATCACCATCAGTAAATATGATAATATCAAGTATTAATGCTATTAATGTTAAAAATAGCAATAGACCTACAGTAATGTCCCAATATAATACATAATAATTAATTATAAATAATATTAGAAATATCCAAGGATTGTCTATAATATCCAAAATATTATCTGGATAGATTGCGGCTGGACGCATCCCAAGTATTATTAAATAAGAAGCAAAAAATCCTGTTAATAAACCTTTAAATATATCTTCTATATTTATGTTGTTTTCCATATTCTTCTTTACAATTATATTATATAAATATTTTAATTTTAATTTTTCTTTTCATTTTGTATAATAGAAGTATATAAATAATTATGAATTATTCAACATTACAAGAGGCATATAATATAGATACTTTTGAAAGAAAACCACGACCATCTACCAAATCTAATAAAAGCAACGGTTCATCTAATACTAGCCCTTCTAATACCAACCCATCAAATACAAGTCCATCATTTGTAGAAACTAGCAAGTTAGCATTAAGTTCTAACAAACTTTCTGACTATCCTAATAATCATGGAAGTTCTTGTTCACCTTTACAAGCACCTACCTATAATATACCTATATCGAATGAATGTAAAAGAGAACACGATGAAGCGATGAACGTTTATACAAATGCCAATAATAACATGAACAATATGATGAATACCATTCCTACTGGCATCAATAATAACACGAATGGAATGAATGGTGGTGGAGCCAACTCTGTAAACGCAGTTAACGCTGTCAACGCAGTTAACGCAGTAAATGCCAATAACAATAATAATCTACAACTATCACAATCACCATCATCTCAAATACCTCTTCTTCCTTCACAAAATCTTTTTAATAATCTCAAAAGTTCTGATAATGTAATGCCATATTATGATGAAGATTTAGAACAATATTTTAACATTAGCAATCTAAATGATGAGGTAAAATATAATTCAAACTCATATATGCCTAATACAAATAAACAATCCTATACAAATAATGATACTTCCGAGTATACTAACAGTAATACTGTTCTTAAAAATGGAAATAATCTTCTAAATAACAGTAGTTATAATTTAACACCTGAAGAAAAAAAGAGCGCCGAAGAGGCTATAGCATATTTAAAAAAGATCGAGGATAAAATTAATAGTGGCAGCATGAATAGTAGCGGCTATAATAAAACCTCCATCGCCGATCCTGTAATACCTACTGTTAATACGGGACCTGGTGGATTTAAAACTCCTGATAAACCTGTTGAAAAGGTTGCTGAAAAGGTAGCTGAGAAACCTATTGAGAAAACTCAAGATAAGTCAGATAATAATTATATATATAATGCTATCTTTAATATATCTATTCTTCTCATAATTGGTATTGCTATTATATTACTATGCGACCAAATGGTTGAGTTATCAATACAGATTGGTATGAAGCGTGTTGTGAATATTCTAGAACCTTTCATAAAAGCCAACGCGGCAGCGGCAGCAGCAGCGGCACAACAAGCATAAATACAAAATAATAACTAATAAATAACAAAATCTTATAAATTATTTTTTTAATTTGAATTATTATAATAGAAGATATGGATATTATAGTAAAACCTAACGATTGGGTTTTACCAAATCGCATAGGATATAATAAAAAGATATATAATACTTTCAATCCTTCTAAGTATGTTAGCAAAAAAGATGCGGCTCCTGCTCCAGCTGCGTGTAAATGCTCTAATGATTCTTGTGAATTAGAGGAAAATTATATAAAACTTTTGAGACAGCAAAAAATTGTCAAAGATTACATGCAATATGACAGTCCTTATAGAGGAATACTTTTATATCACGAGTTAGGTTCTGGTAAATCTATTGCTTCTATAGCAGCATCAGAAGGATATGTAAATCTTAAAAAAATAGTAATAATGACACCTGCGTCTTTGTCACAAAACTATGAAAACGAACTATTAATAGCCTCAAAAATTGGAAGAGACCTCAAAAAAACATGGACACAAATAAAAGTTAATAAGAAGTCCGCTGACATGATGAAAGAGTTAACCACAAAATATGCCATAACTGATAAGTTTGTTAAGAAGAATGGGTTAGCATGGGTTCCCTTATATAAGAATGATATCGAAGGAGCAGAAATTATAATAGATAAAGTTCGCTATAACTCAAGCGATGCTAAAGATAGCAAATATCGCGCAGAGATCGAGATTTATATTAATCATATACTTAGAAACAGATATACTTTCATAAATTACAACGGACTTACTGAGAAAATGATTAAAGAATTAGGCGCAAAACCATTTGATAACGCCTTTATAATTATTGATGAAATACATAACTTTATAAGCAGAATAGTGAATGGATCAAGACTAGCAAAATCTATCTATATCCATATGATGAATGCGAAAGGTAGTAAAATGATATTGTTATCTGGTACACCTATAATAAATCAACCTTATGAAATAGCGACTTTGATAAATCTTGTAAGAGGACCAATAAAAGAATATAATATAGATTTGTTAAAGAAGTCTAAAGTTCCTGATTTGAAGGCAATTACTGAGCATTTACAAGAGAAGAACTTATATAGTTATATAGATCATATAGATTATAATGAAACTACCATGTCTATTACATTAATACCTGATAATTTTAAGAGGATTGACAATAATAGTACAACAATTAGAAAAGAACCATGGACATTTAGCCAAGAAGACTTAATAAAAAAGGTAGTTGATGCTTTGAACAAAGCAGACCTTGTTAAATTATCTGTAAAAAGCAAGGTTATTAATAATGAAGCTCTCCCAACTGACAAAGTAATCTTTAATAAATTATTTATAGATGATACAGGCGGTCGTGATGATAAAAATATAACAATTAAAAATGAAGATTTATTTAAAAGAAGAATACTTGGGACTATCAGCTATTACAAAACAACTGGTTCTGACCTATTTCCAAAAATGCTTCCTACTATATCTCGTGAACTTTTTATGACTGACCATCAAATCAAAAAATATCTAGAAGTTCGTTTAGTTGAAATAAGGATGGACGATCGAAAGAAGGTTTTTAAAGGCAAAGGAGGTGGCGCTGATGATATTGGCTCTGTTTACAGGGCTTTTAGTAGAATGGTATGTAATTTTGCGTTCCCTGACGAAATTAATCGCGTATTCCCTAATGATGTAAGAGTACTCATGAAAAAAGAACTAAAAGAGATGGTTAATGTCGATAGCGATAATAGTGATGATCTTGTTGAGGGCGATGGATCTGGTGCTGCTAAACAACTAAATAAGGATGTTGTAGCAGCATATGGCGAGCAATTAGATATTGCTATGAATAATTTAGTTAAAAACGATTATTTGGAATTTGATAAATTACGTGATATGTATAGCCCTAAATTTGCGCAAATGTATGAGGATATTAATACATCACCTGGAAGCGTATTAATATACTCGCAATTTCGTATGATTGAAGGTCTTGGTATATTTAAGGAGGTTCTAAATAAACATGGATATGCTGAGATAAATATAGTAAATAATGAAGAATTCGGATATATGATTGATGATATAGATGTATTTGATGAAATATATGATAATAAAAGATATGTCGTATTTAATTCTGATAGGGTTAAAACAAATATCCTTATGAATATATTCAACGGTAATAGCAAGGCGTTGCCAAAGATTATACAGGAGCAATTGAAGCATCTAAATATTGATAAGGAACAGATGTATGGAAAAATTGTCAAAGCTATGATGATTACTCAATCAGGTGCTGAAGGGATTTCTTTAAAAAATGTAAGACGCGTATTAATTACTGAATATTTCTGGAACTCTGTAAGAATAGATCAGGTTATTGGGCGTGCTGTGCGAACATGTAGCCACAAATCTTTGCCTGTCGAAGACCAAAATGTCCAAGTTTTCTCATATTTAATGAACTTTACGAAGAAACAGTTGACTGAAAATCCTACATTACGAAGCAAAGATAAAGAGATAACAACAGATAAGCATATCTATAATATAGCCAAAAGCAAAGAGGGTCTCGTCAATTCATTCTTAAAAATGCTAAAAGCTGCTTCATTAGATTGTGTAATTCAGTCTGATGTTAATAACCCTTTATCTAATGGATATAAATGCTATAGTTGGCCTATAAATGTTAATGATAACGAATTATCATATACGAATAATATTAGTCTTGACAAAAAAATATTACAATTTAAAAATAAACAGCATATAAGGAAAGATAGAGGACGTGTCGTAATGAAGAACGGGAAAAAATATGTGATTCTCAAGGATAAATTATATGATTATTATAGTTATGTGAATGCTGGTCTTCTTTTGCCTGCTAATTTGTAAGTCATGCTATTTATTTTATATTACCTTTGATAATCTCTTCGAATATAGAGGGATCATCTGAAGTTAAAATATGAACCTCGTTATTGTTAATGATTATATTATACAATAGTTTGTTGATTCCGAAACAAACCTGTGTGTAAATTTTGTCTTGATTGTCTATTACAAAGATCTTCTTATTTTTTAAGAAAATACAGTTAAAGAATAATGAAGACCCATAATCTAATATTATTATATCTGCGTTATTAATAATTGTAAATTGATACTTAATATTATTTAACCTATATGTATCTAAAACCATTCCTCCATTCTCTATAACTATATCTTTGATTTTGTCAGCATTATTTATTATTCTATCATTAGGTAAATAATTATCTGTATCGTTTCTTGGTAAAAAGACTGCTTTAATATTTTGTATAATTGGGGAGTTGTTTTGTATATGATTAATATATAAGTTTAGATATACATTATAATATTCATCTTTTTCAATATTTTGCGAAGTATTTATAGAGTAGACTCTTGGGAAAAAAGTGTGATTATTATAATTATCTATTTCATGAACTACCTCATTATTAATTTCAAAGAAACGTAGCATACTTTTAACATACTTTTTATGATTCTTGGTCATTATCTTGATATTAGGAACATTTTCATTCAAACCAATCAATATATGGATGAATATAAAACTCTCATATATCCAGTGTCCTAGCGCAAAATCACCAGGCGAATCAAATACCCAATAGTATGTTTTTTCAGTTTTGTATAGACTGTTAACAGTATTAGCGACTTCATCAGGATTTTCTAGATTGCTCTTTGTTTCTTCATATTTATCTATATACAAATTAGCAACACAGTGCTGATATCTATAATCTTTTATATTTTCAATTATTATAAAATGAGGGCTATTGATGTCATGTACTGTTTTATCCATTTTAATATATAATATTAATTCTGTCTTTTTATATGTTATTTGATTTTTCACTCTTGAAACATATAAATATAAATTATTATATTTAATTAAGATATAAATTATTTTTATAAATTTTATGGAACAAAAAACAAAATGTATATATAGGAAAAAAAAATGTTTTCATATATGTAATAAAACAGCAATTAAAAACACATTCTATTGCTGTCATCATATACATTCTAAAAAGAAGCATTTATGTAAAATATTTTTTAATATATTAGAAGATAATCATGACCCAACATTTAATGATATTTATAATATATATATATACATATTAGAAAACACAACAGAAAACGATGATATATTTATAAATATATTATTTATTGATTTACTTAAAATGATACCAAAAGATAAACTAACAAATATTTATAAAAAGTATATCATTACAGATGATGATACTAGTATAAAAAAGAAGCCTGTAAAAGCAGCTAAAGCAGCTAAAGCAGCTAAAGCAGCTAAAGCAGCTAAAGTAACAAAAATGGTCGATAATATATACACCAAGATATATATATTAAATAGGAATACCTATATTTTTAGTAAAAAATGTAATATAAATTTATTATTAGAATTTCAGAATATTGTCAAATATAAATTATTATGTAATGGTAATGCTAATGCGAATACTAATTATTTGAATGAAGAAGATGTATTTAGTCTTGTCAATATTAATGATATACATCCACGGAAACTATTTACTATTAAAGATGTTAAAGGAACCTACGCATTTGATATTGTAGAACTAGAATATTTTGTAAGAAAATGCCAAAAAGATAATATAATACCATATAATCCATATACGCGTGAGTTATTAAATGACAAGGTTATATGGAGATTAAATATGAAAATAAAATATAATAATATTACTATAAAATCCGATGATTGTAGATGGACAACGGATATGAACGCATATACTGATTTATCTATAGAGATTGAAAGGAGAGGATTTTATAATAACCCTGAATGGTTTAAAAAGATGACAAAAAAAGATTTCCTAAAATGTATTAAATTATTTAGAGATTTTTCTAGTAATATTGAGGAAAGTAGGGAATATTTTTTAAATATAAATGATGATACTTTCATATTTGATTTCTGTAAAGAAACCATCAAATTATTCAACGAATGTAATGATGATTTATATATATTATGTTGTAATTTTATGAAATCACTTGCTTTATGCTCTAATGATTTTTATAATAATATACCTGATTGGTTATCTACCTATGAAACAACTTCATATATATCAAGTTTATCTAATTTTACATCATTTATATCTACCATGATTAACAATAGTAATCTTGATAATCTTAATAATCTTGATAATGAATATACTAATGATATTGCTAATGCTAGCAGTAGCAACGAATATAACTTTGATATTGGAGATGAACTTTTAAATAATCGTATAAATAATATCCTTGGCATCAACGAACAAAGCAATTTATTAAACACTACATATGATATTAATATATCAAATCCTACTACAAATCCTGTAAGTTCAACAATTAATCCAAGTAATAATTTCCTATTATATTATTATGTAGAATATATGTAAATGAGTAGTTATAATAATAATTTAATAAAGAATACTCCAGATTTCCTTTATATACCAGCTGAAAGAAATCAGAACACAGAGCAGCCTAAAGGGTTTCTTGATATATATATTTGTAAGTTTAAAACTGCCGTATATGTATCATTATTATTTGCTCTTTTATCTCTTCCTATCGCATACAAAATACTCGATATGATAGCTAAGTTAATATCTAATAATATCGAATTGATTGATTATGAATGCGAAGAAGCATTACCTCTAGGTAGATTAATCATGTCTATTATTGTAGGAATTATCGTTTTTATATTATAAATATAAAAAATATAAAAATAATTAAATTTAACAAATAATATATATACAAATATTACAATATTACATATTTACTTCTTTTTTGGTGCAACCTTCTTTGTCTTTGTTTCAGGAGCAGGTTTTACTGGCTCTTCTACTTTTACAGGAATAACTACTTCGACTTCCTCCTCTTCTTCAGCATCTTCGCCATCATCATCACATTCTTCTTCATCACCTTCTTCTACATTATCGAGTTCATTTTCTTCATTTTCATCATCGTCATCTTCTTCTTCTTGAGGGATTGCTTTTTGAACTTGTTTCGATACAACAGGAACAGCAACAGGTTGCTTCTCTACAAGAGTTTTCTTTTCCGGCTGCTTTTGCGAAATCTTTGCGATAACATCATTATCTACAGAGATATCGTCTTCATCATCTTCGTCGTTCGCAGTATTCAATTCATCATCACTATCAGCAACAAATGTAATCTTTGACATATTGATTTGTTGAAACTTTGCTGATACAATCTTCCAGCTACATCCAAAGATACCAGCTGAAAACCAAATACCACTCAATTGAATAATAAACTGTGCCTTTCCTCCTTTAAGATTTCCTACAATATCATTAAAATTGATCTCATTATTATCCATATCATAGCAGTCAAACTCGAACTTATTTTCTGAAGAATTATAAGGAATCTTTGCCTTGAAAGTAGGAGGATATTTATTAGCAATCTCACCTGTTACCTTATCCTTATCATGCTTAACAATAGGAGTAAACATAGCAGATACAAACTCCTTACTTCCACCATAATTATTCTTGAACCAAGCAAGACGATTTGCGAAAGCATCATCAATAATCTTCTGCTCCAACTCCTTCATCTTATCATGAAATTGCTGAATCTTAGGATTTTCTTCCATACCCTTAAATGATACTGTAACATCATACTTACGTTCCTCATCTTTCCTGTTCTCATCCTTCTTAATAAACTGAGTATTATCATTCACACCATAAGGAATATTGAGAATAGGAGTTTGAAGATTTACCTTGTTTCCACCATAATTAATATAGACTGATTTAGCACCTGACTTCATTACCCTAAGTTCAGAGTACTTAAGCTTGTCGACATTAAAGTTCTTAGCGAGGAGGACGTTCATTATTATATGTAATAACTTAGTTAATCTTTATATAAATTAGAAAGAACTATCAATTTTTATATTTTATATGGAAGCAAAAATAAATAAAAATAATTATACAACCAAGTTTTGACATCAAAATATTATGAAATGTTTTTTGTGTTATCTTTTATATTTTAACGGCCTGTCCATACCTTTATTATAGGCAAATGTGAATACTTATCTATTTCATTAATATTAATACCATACGGACAATAAGAATGAATATTACCCAATAATGAGTATTTTGATACTGACCTAGATCCTATCTTAGATGCATCGCATTCTCCATTCAATTGAAGCATACATGCTATTACTCTTTCAAAAGAACAACGATTATATCTAGTTAATATACAGTCTAATATTTTGGTAATATCATATTTGCTATTTATATAACTCAGATAATCATGTGTTATAATACTCATACATCCAAAGCAACCTTTCCATAGATTCCTATTATTGTGAAAATCTATTAGCTCTTTGTTATTAAACCTATCAATTATTCTCAATTCATCTTCAGGTTGATCCCAGTCATGTTCAAAATCCCATAAAAAATTATACTTATCAACTTGTATATCCTCTACAGGTATATACTTATTTATGAATACGCTATCATGAATAATTATTGCGATATCAAATAATTTATTATTTAAATAATAAAAATATGGAAGCAGCTCGCCTCTCTGAGGATATTCGCTATTTATAATATGGGTATTGTATAAAACTTTCTCTTTGCCTCTACCATGTATAATGTTTTGATTACTATTATCATCTATAATAAGGATTGTATTTTCAGGATAATACTTTCGAATACTATCATAGCATCGAATCCAATAAGTATTTGTGATGCTGTTGTTAACATGTCTTAAAATAATAAAACCGAATGTTTTATTTGTCATATGTGGTTATATATTATATTTATATTAGTTTGTTGTATTTATATACCCATAAAAATTAATATTTAATATAGGTATGGGATCCCAGAAAACTTTGACGAATGAAAAATATATGTATAACTGTAAAGAGTTTCAAATATATAAGACGAAAAAAGGTGTGAGATTGATTAAGATTAATAACAGTTTTGTTAATATTAATAATGTACCATCTATCAATACTAAGATAAATGATAAAAATAGAAATGATATGGTAACAGAAAATATAAACGAACTAAATAATTTAGATATTTGCGACAACAGCGACAGCCAAAGAAACATAGAAAGCGCAGAAACAAGCGATAATAGTGATATTGACTATAGTATAGATGGTGAGGAATATATTATAATTGATAGAACTGTTGAATAACTTCGTTTACTTCGTTTAACCTTATTGTTCAATAACATTAAATGACAGAAATATTAGAAATGTTAAAAGGCATTTTGAAAAGTTATGGACATCTATGTTTGAAAGCAAATAATACTCATCATACTTCTTAACAGCATTATCAATCCCATACCATACAAGCATATTATTAATATCATATTTAGATATAGTATTCAATCGGTCATCTATAAAATTAATTAGGTCTTCTACAACAAGTAAATGTTTACTATTTGTATTACACTCACAATACCTCATGTTTTTATAGATGCTTTCACATATATCGTAAATGCTTTCGTGAATATTTTCGACCATCACACACTCATACATTTTGGTATATATATTTGTTTATTATATATAATAAATATGATAATCAATTTTTACAAAAAATAATAAAAAATATTGTTATATAGTATAATAAAATTGTTATATGCCACCTTATAATCCTGATTTTGATTTGCTAAGGTCTGAAGATATTTTAAACAATATTAAAGCTGAATCACACAGGTCTGCGTATAAATTATGTGAATATTTAAATAATGAAGCCGAAAAGGGTTTTAAACATAAGATAGCAACTGCTGAATCATTAACAGGTGGTTTAATTTTTTCAACATTAGTAGATATTCCTTTCTATGGATATTTGAAATATGGGTGCTTCTCAGTATATGATACTGACGCAAAAAGAGTAATGCTTGGCGTTAATGTCGAGGATGTTTATACACGGCGCTGCGCAAGACAGATGGCTGAAGGAATTTTAAGAAATTCAAATGCCACAATAGGAATAGCTGTTTCAGGTAATGCGATGGCTATTAATGATGAGAGAAACAGAATAGGAGAAGTATTTATTGGAGTAGCAACTTATCGTAACGATAAGGAAATTGTATCTAAAACATACGCAATTAATACATGTAATGGTACCGCATATAATCAGTGCAAGTTATGGTATGAAACAATAGAAAAACAAATAGAATTAAAGAAGATTTTAGTAAATAAGCCATGGCTTGTTTCAGGTTTTAATGATTTTATTTTAACATCATTTATTGCTAGCTATATTAGAGCAAAAACAACACATCTCGCATTTATTTATGCTCTAGATTTTATGAAGGAAGTGAAAAAGATTGAAAGATATGATCTTTCTAATTTACA